GATTTGACAACTGGTTATTCTGCAATGAGGTAATAAAGTGACCGTTCCTTACATGCTTAATAGAGCACCGTATGATCCTTACTCTGGAACAGGCGCAGGTGGCGCTGATCCTGGTAAGAATCCTACGCTTGTGTCTGATAAAGGAATGGATTACGCTTCAAGCCCAAATACTGTAGATCGTAACCGTAGTACGATGCCGGAAGGGCATCCACAAGGAGCAACAGTATATCCAAAGCTTCTAGTTCTTGATGATAACACGCTCGGTAGACTTCGCAGTTATATTGATACTGAGCTTACGAACCATTATTCAGAACGCTCTATATGGATTCAACGTCTCCAATACTACCAAACGGATTACTGGGCAGAACCAGTAACGACAAGAGCGACGTATCCGTTCGTCGGTGCTTCACGTATTATCATCCCGCTGACTGCAATTGCGGTGGAAACATTCCACGCGAGAGCGATGACAACGCTTTACTCACTCCCACAGTTTTCTTATGTAAAGAGCAAGAATTCAAAGTTTTCAGGGATCGAGCGTGGCCTTGAAAGACTTCTTGATACAGAAATTCTCGGTTCAGAGCCTTCAAAGCGTGCTCTCGATAACATCGTGATGGAACTTGAGAAGTACGGAACAGGTATTGGCAAGTCTGTATACGAGAAAATCATCAGAAAAGCTGTGCGTGAACTTCCAGACGGCACAACTGAACCATTCTACGTCACAACTAAGCAAGGTAATGAGATTAAACCAGTCTCCACTGGTCGTTTTCTCATGCCTTTTGCTTATCAAGATGCACAAGATTCGCCTTGGTGCGGTGAAGAACACGAAGCATCGCCATATATGGTGAAGAATCTTGTAGAAAATGGCTTCTTCTACAGTGGAGTGTACGATCAACTGTGGAATTGGGTCATTTTCACCGCTGCTGGTGCGAATAACATGCAGCGTAAGTTCACTTATACACAAGAACAACTGGAAGATAAGCAACCAAACTGGCCAAATCTCATTCTTTGGCAAGAAGTTTGGCTCTGCTTTGACGTTGACGCGGACGGCGAAGATGAAGAAATTGTCGTGCATTACCACCATATGTCTGGTACCTTCCTTGCAATACGATACAACTGGTATAATAATCTACGAAGGCCATATCGGAAGGGTAATTTCATTCCGGTCGAACACCGTTGGGCAGGAATTGGTATCGCGCAACAAAATGAGCAGTTTCAGAGAGAAATTACTACTATCCACAGGCAGAGATTGGACGCGGGAACGATAGCTAACGTCCCAATGCTTAAAGTCTCTAAGCTATCGGGAATTTCTGTCGATGAACCAATCTTTCCGGGTAAAAAGTGGTTTCTTGACTCTCTGGATCAGCTCGATGCCTTCAGATTGTCCGATGTACCTGCTTCGGCATATAGCAACGAGCAAGCTGCGCTCATTTATTCTCAGCAGCGCACCGCAATTAACGATGTTACGATGGGCATGCCGCAAGCCGGAACACCTGGAACTGCTACAGGTGATTTGGCGAGACTCCAAGAAGGAAACAAGCGTTTTGACTACATATATGGGAATATTAAGGGCCTAATCAAGGAGCTTCAGATTGATACGCTCTGTAATATTCAGCAATTCGGTGCTAGGAACATGGATTTCTTCATGTTGGATGATGAAGGACCAGCAATTGCACAGTTTTTGGCGTCTGTACCGCCTACTTATCTTGAAAATGGGTTGATTTTGGATGTTGGACCTGTCGGACAGCAGCAAAATAAGATCATTAATAGGCAAAATTGGACTCAAATTGCAGCATTTCTACAGCAATATTACGCTGGTTTGGGTCAGCTTTTGCTCCCTGTTTTGCAGCAAAATCCTCAATTGATGCAGCAATTTATGCAGCAAACGCTCGAAGGAACAAACGAAGCAATGCAACAGTTGCTCGAATCCTTCGATGTACGCAACATGAATCGTATTATCTTCAAGCCAGCTGGAATGCAGCCTTCTACTGGTGAACAGCTTCCGCCAGACGCTGGAGAAATGGCAGTTGGTATGGCAGAAGAAGATCGCGCAGCAGAGAATGCAGCATTGTCAGGTGGTGGTGGAATGGGAGGACCGATTGATATACAAGGTCTGCTTGGTTCTCTAAGCGGAGGAATTACAGGTGGTGGACCTCAAATTGCTGGGCTTCTCGGAAGAGGAAATGGCTAGTTTAAAAGCTTTAACACGTAATCCTCAATACAGCGCGTTAAAGAAACTAGCACATGCATTACAGATGGATGCTTATAAGAGGATTCTAAGTTTCAAATCAGCAGATGAAGCATTCAAACTTCAAGGTTCTTGTCAACAAGCAGCAAAACTTACTGAAATACTAGATGACTTATACGGAGACGCGCACAATGCTAACAGACGGTGAAGGTACAGAAAACGCTGATGGTGGAGTTTCTACTGACGGTGGTATGCCCGCAGTTTCTGATGATTCACAAGCTCGCTTGCTGACTCTATATGAAACTGGAATGATTGAAGCTCGTCAACGCGCCGATCGTTTGGAGCGTCAGCTTGCAGAAATGCAGCGCGCACCTGCTCCAACTCCAGAAGCTCCTATGGACAACAATGCTTTCTGGCAAGATTCTGCTAGGAACATTGAGAATATTGTAAACAAGGCACTCGATGCACGCATCAAGCCTTTGACTGACTTCGTAGCTGAAACTCGCGGAGCTACAAAGTACGATCAGATCAAGGATGGACTTCGTAAGAATCCTGGTTTCAAAGATAAGATGGATTCGATTGAACCTTATCTTGATGAAATCATGAAAACTACAGAAGTCAGTGAACAAAATGTAAACACAGCTGCACTTAGCATTATTGGTGCAATGGCAACTGGTCAATTGAAGCCGGCAGAAGTTCGTAATAATCGTCCTGCTGGTGCGCCTCCACCGACACCACAGAATCCATCTACAACAAAGAATGATGCTACTATGATGCCAGCGCATCTACGTCCCAGTGGACCATCTGTAAACAATGCTCCTGTAAAGAAGGAGCGGCGTGATCTTACAGAGCTTGAGGAAAGAATTCGTCGTGAGCAAAGAATGACTAAGGACGAATATCTTGATGAGCTTGAAGATCAGCGTCCAATGGTAATTGAAAGCATCATGCCAAAGAAGAAGCCTGATCCTAACGAAGCAGCTAAGAAATAAGGAATACTAAAATGGCCGAGCGTGAAACTGAACTAGAAGTATTCATCAAACAACAAGTTGCGCGGCAGGAAGCTGGTCAAACTATTTCACAAGCTGACCAAGCTATTGCTGACGCGGGAACTGTAGCTACACCAAAAATCAGTCGCGCCGAACGCAAAGCACGTCTTGCAATGGTTCTTGAGCGTGGTTCTGTTAATCCTCGATTGGAGGTGAAGCTTCCACCACATTTGTGGGGCGAATGGATTGCAGCAGATCCAAACGAAATTATGAGAATGGAAGCGCTAGGTTATCGCATTGATACTGAGTTTGCTCCGTCGCGAGCCCTTCATACGAAGGGTGAAAGAGGTAGTCTAGTTGGTGATGTTATCTTTATGACTACTGAGCGCGAAAATTACGAATTGATTCAAGAGGTATACCGCGACCAATACGAGCGGCTAAATCATCCAAAGCGTCAGAGCGATGGCTCTACTACACAACGCGAAGAAAAAGAAGTTGCAGAATCTCTAAAGCGTCAAGGCTTGGTTCCAATTAATGCTTCCGATCAGCACGAAGCTCGCAAGGCTGAAATTGAAGCTGTGCTGAACGCACAAGAGCCCGCAGTTCCTTAATCGGAAGGATTAACAAAATGGCTGGTCGTCTTTTCATGCCGGCATCATGGCCGGGTGGAACGGCTCCCGCAATTCTCGGTTACAATCCAGATGCAGCTCCCGGTCTAATTACTACGGGAAGTCTGGTTGTAATCGTAGCTGGTGGTGGAATCCAGCTTTGCGGCGCTGATCCTGCTTTGGTTCTGGGAGTTGCACTTGAGCCTGTTTCAACAAATCCTGGTTTCCAGAATCCTTTTGAAAACCAGACTACTGTTATTACTGGCCGTAGTGCAAAGATTCCAGTTGCACTCGCTTCTGGCGTTACGATCTTTACGTGTGATGGCACGCGCGCTCCACTTCAGTCTGATATTGGTATTAACTACGGTGTGGTTAATACTGCTGGTGTCTGGCAAATTGATCTGACAGATACTACGGCTGATGTGGTGCAAGTTGTTGATGTGGACCTTGCGCTTGGATTCTACTACGTCAAGTTCGTTGTTGACGTGGCGCAGATTCCGGCCTCTACCTAACGGAAAGGAGATAAAACGTGAACGTTCAAGGCGCATTTAACCTCCTGTTCCGTCCCGGTCTGCGTCGGGATTTCCGCGATGAATTTGATAGGTACCCGCCTGAGTTTAGTATGTTTCTTAAGACAGGCGTGATGGATGTACCTGAAATTCGCGCAACCATCATCACTGGCCTCAAGCGTCTTATTGAGCGCAGCGATGGTGAAGCAGTTACCTACGAATATCCGAAGATCGGTCCACAGGTTGTTGGTGTGGATAAGGAATTCGCAGGTGGTTATATCGTTTCTCGTAAGACGATTGAGGACGACCAGTATAACAAGATCAATCAGGGTGCAAAATTCCTTGCTCATGCAGCACGCATGACGATGGAATATCGTGCAGCTGCACTCCTTGATGATGCGTTTACTGGAACGGACTTCAGGGGAATCGACAATCTTCCTCTGCTTTCTACTGCGCACACGCTTATCAATTCTACGCAGACAGTTGCAAATGCTGTGGCCGCACCAGTGCAGCTGTCTAATACTGGTATTACTGCTCTGTTCGATCTGTTCCAGCTGATGAAGGATGAAAATGGCGATCCGGTGCGTATGTTCCCTGATACGCTTCTGCTCGGCAACAACGCTGGCGATTATCACCGTGCGTTGCAGATTTTCAATTCACAGCTTGAGCCGTTTACTGCTGAACATCAGGAGAATGCAATTCGTCTGCGTCTCCCGAAGCCACGCGTACTTGTTTCACACTTCAAGGCATCTGCAAAGTCTTACATGATGTATGACAGCAACGAAAACGATTGCGAGTTCCGCACTCGTCGTCCCGTTACTGTTGAAGATACGTTTGACTTTGATACTGATGCAATGAAGGTGAAGGCCACGACTAGATTCCTTATCTGGTTCGTGACTTGGTATGCATGGGCCGGCGCCAACCCCACCTAATATAAAAGGAGGGGAAGATGAGTTACGGCGCTATTACTCGGTCACCATCTCGTTTTGGTTTCATTAGCTTTGGGCAGAACTTTCTGCCTGTAGGATCAAATAATGGAATTGAACCTGGTGGTGAATGCATGTTTTGCAAGGCTGATGCTGCACAGACTCTGAATCTTGGTGATGTTGTATATTGGTCTGATGCAGGTGAAGTTAGCAAGAGTGCAACACAAGCTAACTATCAGCTTTTTGCAGGTGTAGTTGTTGGTGGAGCACGTTCCAACTATGAAGCAGTTGTAGATGAAGGAATCGTAGTTGCTGGTTATGTAGCAGCCGCCGCAGGCGAAGCTGTTATTATTCAAACAGCTGGAGTTGCACTTTGTAGGCTTGCTGCTGGAACTACGATTGCTGCTGCTCCTGCAATTGTTGGAGTTGGAACTACTGCTGGTAGGCTCGTTACTGTAGCAACTGGTGCAGTTGTTGGAATTGCACTTACAGATCAGGGTACAGCTGGCGATGTTATTTTCGTTCAGCTGCGGCCTTCGATTTCACTGGTTGCATAACCTCAGGATTGGAAACTTCACATGCGTATTTCATTGGCGGTTGGGATGGTCCCCCGTACTGGCACAGTGGGGACGCATGTGAAGGTTCCTTCCGGTAAATGGAGGGCCGTTCACAATTCAAAGAATTCACTTCTCACTCTGTTGATTGACGGAAATGAGAACGATATAAATACTACGTTTGATTTGGCGGAATCAGCTACAATTCAGGTGAAAGTAGCAAAGGGTGGAACTGAAAACTTCATTCTTGCTTACTTGGAGGCAGCATAATGGGCCTCAATCTAGATGCGCTAAGAGTAATGGTAAGAACTGCTCTCGGTGTAGACGACCAAGAGTTTCCTAACCAGATTACAGATCAGCTACTTAATCGTTCTTGGTGGGATTTGCTGAATCGTTTTCCTTTTAAGGAGAATGAAACATTCATCCCATTCCAGACGATTATTGGTCAGCGTTTGTATGCACTTCCTGTGCAGTTTGAAGCCATTCGTTCAATGGGAATTGAAGCTGACGGATTGAATCTCAGACAACATCAGAACCTCAATCCTTGGACTGAGCGTGAATATGAAACAGCTTATAATTCTAACACATTCTTGCAAGCCTTGCCTTGCTATTACGTTAGAGAAGGAGTCTGCATTAAACTTTTTCCGACTCCAGATAAAATCTATACGATCACGCTCTACTACTGGATGAATCTTCTTGATCTTGTTGATCCTGTAGCTGCTCCAATTATCCCACGCAGTTGGCACGAAGTCATAGGCTATGGTGCAATTTGGCGCGGTTGGACAGATTTGAACGATTGGACACGCGCACAAGTTGTTCGTGAATTCTGTGAAGGTTTGATTAACGGATTGGTGCCGATTGAAGCTAAGGAAGAAATGAACTGGCAGCGTGCCAGAACACCTGTTCTTGGTAATCCATACCTTACGCGTGTATCTCCATATGCGCCTAATCCTCGCACTTCTCCGTTGTGGGAATTTACGGATGCAGGAGTAGGACCGTGGTGGGGAGGGCCGTAATATGGCTGATTGCCCTTGCGTATTAGTAACACTGCCAGCAGAAGTACCATTGGTTATTATACTACCAGATGATCCTGCTTGTTGCTGTGATGCCGACCCTACTCCCGTTCAGCCAGGTTATTTTTATGATGGATTTGCTTTCCATAACGGAGTAATTACGTATCAATAATGGCAAGGTGGATCAATGGCACCTATCAATTGGATTCAATATAACGAGAGGGTGGTTGGAGAAAACTCTCCAGTTTTCCCTAATGATGTAGATAATAGACCTCTCAAAGAAGTTATAATTGCTTCTGGTCTAACTATTACAGAAGATTTTCCCGGCTTTCCTGCTGAATATGAAGGTGTAGGATCACCGGAAGGGGTTGTTGTAGCTGTTCCCGGTCAACTGTATTTCCAAACAGATTCACCATTTACACTTTGGTGTAAGCAGCAGAATCTAGATGCAACTGGTTGGGGTCCAGTTGGTGCAGCTGTTTCCGGTACTGGAAATTATATTCCTAAGTATAATGCTGCTGGTGATGCTTTTGAAGATAGTATTATGTTTCAATCTGATCCAGCTACTCCTTCTGTAGTTGGAATCATTATCGGCTCAGATCCATTTCCACTAGCTGATGAAACATTTCGTATCACTGGTGGTATGATTTCTGCTGGTCTTGTTCCTACTTCTACAAGAATTGGTCCTGATGCTGTTGCTATTGCGGATGGTGGTATTGCAATAGGTAGTGATGCAATTTCTACTGGTATTGATTGCATTGCTATTGGAACTAGTGCTCGTACAGATAACCTTGTCGGCTCCATTGCAATTGGTGGCTCTGTTGAATCAAGAAGAACTGGATCAATTGCTATTGGTGAAACAGCAAAAGCATTGGGTGGCACTGGTTGTATAGCTATTGGTAACGCAGCAGCTATGGGAGTCACTCTTAGTACCACATTGAATGACTCAATGATTGTTGGCGCTGCTTCTAGTATTTCGTCAGCTGCTCTTACTACTGGTGCATTCCAAAGTGCAATTGTTATCTTTGGTCCTCGTAACGTAGTTACTACGGTTGGTGGACAGCCAGCTAACTATGTTACTGTTGTTGGTGCTAACAATCTGATTACCGCAGCAATCGGTGGTACTAATGGTAGTAGCATTTATGTTGGTCAATTCATTACGGTAGATACAGCACTAAACATGGTAGTAGTTGGAAACAGTTTTGCAGTTAGTGCACAGGCAGGAGCAACAGTTGCTATTGGTAATGGAATCACTAGCTCTGTAGCATCAACAAACTGTGTTTATATCGGAAACGGTGTAAGTCACGCTGGCGGTAACTTCCATATCATCATTGGTCGTGGTGCAAATAAGATTGGCGCATTTGGTGATAACGACACGATCATCGGTGATTTGGCTCAAGTCAACAATATTGACTTTGCTATTGTCCTTGGGTCCGGTGCAAAGGCAAGTGGTGGTCAAGGCAACATTGCAATTGGCCGTGCATCGAACGTGACGCATACTAATGCAATAGCAATTGGTCCCGGCGCTGTATCTGAACGTAATAATAGCTGCGTAATTGGTTCAGATAACAGTGGTGGTGAGTATCTGACGTTTGTATTTGGTAACCGTGGTGATACTTCTCCATCTGGTATTGCTGCTGTAACATGGCGTCCTACTAATGCAGAAACTGGTGGTACTGCAAATCTTCCAACTGCTGCACTTATTATCAGCGGCGGTATTCCTCTTGGTAATGATGCTACTGCTGGTTCTGGTGAAATTCAATTTGTCACTGGCGCGCCGGGAGGTTCTAGCAACGCTGCACAAACAGCGACAAAGCAATTTGCGATTCTCAAGTCAGCTGGCGGCGCGGCTGCACCTAATACAGCATGGTATAACGTAACTTCTGGTGCTGCTGCACAAGTTGGTACGCTTACAAATGCACCAACTGCTGGCAATGCAACATTCTGGCTCCCCGTCCAGATCAATGGTGCAACCTTCTATATACCGTGCTGGAGCTAACCAATGTCAGTTGACCATAGTAGTTACAGACACGTATTTTCTGGCGGCGTTGTAGATGTTTGGTATGCCGCTGGTGTAGAAGTTTGTGCATCAGGAAACCAAGCAAGCGTAACTATTGATACCATACGCATAATTCCATTTATTGGTACTGGTACTAATAGAAAGATTGATAGACTTGGTGCTGCTATAGCAGGAAACGCTGGAGCTGGAAACTTCCGTGTTGCTATTTATGACAACACTGGCATCAATTTCTTGTATCCAAATAATCTTATTATTGATAGTGGTAATTTGCCAACAACGGCTCTTGGTGTTATCGCTGCAAACGTTAACGTTACTTTGACTGCTGGACAGCTATATTGGGCAGCACACATCACTAGTCGAGCCTCTGTATTTAGGTGTGTGAACGTAGATCAATTGTTGAACATTCTTGGTATTAGTCCAACACTACCAAACGATTTCAACCTTGGTCTACGTTATCCAACTCCATTTGCAGCGTTTCCAAATCCATTTTTTCCGCCGGCAACTCCTGGTATGAGCATTCTTTCTACTGTACCAATTCCAATGATGGCATTCCGTTTTGCTCCATGAGTAGATACCCCGGTCACCTTAAAAGGATTATGCATCCAATGCGCTACGTCTACTTTGTAACTGAAAATAAGCGTTACTACGAGTTGGTTGCACAAGGACTACAAGCTACTACTAGAGAAATTGATGTGAAGCGTGAAGCTCGACGCTATGATATACTTTGCACTAAGCTTGAGGAAGCCGGGGAAAAGGGTGAACTGCTTGAAAATAAAGTTGTAGCTCTTGAGGATGCAGAATATGAGCTACTTACTGAGTGTCTTGAGAAAGTTAAATGGACTAACCAAGGCGTCAGGGAAGCATATAAAATGCTTGAATGGCTTAAAGATGCGCCCACCAAACCTACACTTGAGGGAACTTAACAAAGAAGAAGTCGATGAGCACAACAAACAATTTCAACAAGATATGGACAAAGGCATCAAAATTTTGTCCTTTTATCTCTCTTGCATTGATTGCGGCGCTTTCGTATCAAAGTATCTCTACAAAGAAGCTGAGAACTACTACGAATCGCCTGCAAGACTCGTTACTCTCTATCCAGAGTCAACAATCTATTATATCCGGCGCATTGGACATAGTAGACTCTCTGTTCAGGAAAAGTCAAGACTCTGTGAAGAAGCAAGACTCTGTTATAACATCGCAGCATTTGGAT